TAGTGCAAAGATATCTCCAGTTTTAGCGGTATTTAATCGTGGAGATTCAGCTTTGAACGTCACAGCTTTATGGTTCATGGCAACACTGGAGAGTTGCAGTCCAAGTAAATAAAACATTGGAGAGTTCAGATTGTCTGAACTGTAAATCCGGTAATTTACGGTTGGCTTTACATCTGGATATTGCCCTTCGATTACCCGTTCAAACTCATCTGGCATCACATCACCTAGACCAGAGATAGAAACGGTTAATGTCTGGTCCAGATCACCCAGCATTCCGGATCTTTGAATAGATGCTGGCAAAAATTCATAATAGACCTGACCGGATCCTTCCTTATGTTGTACATACACCCCACGATCATCATTACGAACTATTCGGTATATGTTCATAAAGGAAGGATGAGAAAGCTCAATACATTCCAGTTGATAAACATCGACTTTACGATTGAAAAAGAACTTGGCGTATTCGTTATCCATTAGACCTCCCAATCCTTAATCAAAGCTATATCGGCCGTAAGGTTAGGCTGGTTTTGAACAACTTCGAGCTGTGCATTTACCCGGTAAAGGTTGCCATTCACTTCATTGGTCTTGAACGAGTTCGGAATGAAATTGCATTGGTATTGCTGACGTGTTCCTTGGTCTATGACCAAATCCGCATAGAATGAAGCTGGCTTATTCTGATAGATCCGCCAGAAAGCCATCATTTTATTGAAATCGGTTTTACTTAAATTCCAGTTCACATCGACAATATGACTATTACGTTTTACATCGATGTAATAGCGACCACGTCCGCCATCCATCTGCTGACGTTTCACATCATCACCTGGTGTTACGCCATAGCCGCTGGTCTGAGGATTTAGCTTTAACTTGTACATAACTTTCCTTCAGGTAATAAAAAACCGACCTCATAATGGGTCGGTATAAAAGTATCTTTAACAACTAAAGTCTTGATATTTCTTCAGATATCTGACTAGATTCATGTAAAATATAGTTTATTAATTGATTTGAAATCGTTAGATGAAGATGATAGTCAGCTGTTGTTCTAAACCTCTTTAATTTTTGTATTCGATTTTTGATTTCCGCAGCTCTTTTCTGAATCATTTCAGACGTTGAACCCGCAGGGTACCCACTAAGTCTGCTATAGACTTTTTCATGAGCTCCACATTTTGTCTTTGTTACTGGCCATAATAGTCGTTGTTCTAAATGATGTCGGACTTCATAAAAAGCATGGTAATAAGCACGCCCTATAATATTCCTTTTGTGACATTCATCATATTTTGTAGAATTACCTAACAGCTCATAACAGTAATTTAGTGTATCTGTAGTAGCCATTTTTCAATCCACGCCCACTTCATAAGGAATAATAAAATATGAAAGTTTATTCAGTTCATCAATTAAACCCTCATCATAGCATTTACTAAATATTTCTGAATTCATAGCGTCAATCTCATCAAAACTTCTATCGACATAAAGCAATATTAAAAATTCATCATCAATAAAACTATATTCATATTTTCGACACCGAACATTCCTTGAGTTAAAACATTTAAAAAGAATTGAACCGATATGTTTCAAGACTCTAGAATCAATTTCTAGTTTATTTTTAATTTCAAAAAACTGAATAAATTCATTAAAGTCTTCCTTTTTAAATCTTTTATAATAATTTAAATCATCATTTAAAATTCCATCTAGAAAATAAGTTATAGGTTTGAAGTCAATAGGAATAAAACTTTCTAAGGGTAAATTTTGTTTACTACACAAACTTATAATTTTATCAATATTTTCATTAGCACTAGAAAAATCTACTGAGCTAAGAAAAACAAAATAAAGATTCGATAAAATTGATACACTATTGCTAATTTTCAGTACTTCTCGAGCGTATTGATGCGCAAGAATAGGATTATCAAAATACATTTCAATAATACTGTTGCTTAATAAAAACCAATCTAGTGGCTCAGTTTCTTTAATATCATTAAGCAACCGTTTGCATCTAAAATACTGAAATTCACTTATCGATCCAGTAAGAACAGCAGAGTTAATAATATCGGTTACTTCTGATGACTTAGTTTTAGGAACTGGAGGAAGCATAAGAATATTCACCAATTTTTTGAAATTTTGTCCTAATTTATTTAAAAAAGCTACCTCTAAAGGTAGCTTTTAAATTAACGATTCCGTCTTGCTGTCGTATTCTCAGTCAAAGACCGACTAATGGTTGAGTTTGGATTTGCGATTTGGTCACTTACAAGTTTCGGTACCTTTCTTGGAAGCTGCTTATCCAGTTCATCTGTAACAATGATCCGGACAGTTTTCTCATCCAATTGTTCAGCTTCAACAGTTGCACCACTGACTTGATTCACGACTTCAATCTTGAAATTGATAGTTGGAGAGGATTGCTCAATTGAAGGCATAATCTCAGCTTGAGGGCGTGAAGTACGTCCTAAAGTAAAGTCCTGAACATCATCCAGATTTGAGCGATCCTGAACTATACCATTGGATGAGAAGTAGACCTTGCCATCATGGAACAGGTCAGAATTTGCCGAAGAAGCTAACTTAGGTGTGTCTCTATTACCCTTATAGATAATCTGAGTATCTTGAACTGGTTGATTAAAGATGTCAGCCTGCTTTTGGCTTTCTATAAAGGCACTAGAGCTCATCATTGCACGGCGCATGACACTATCTGCCGAGGCATTGTTATTGAGAAAAGCTTCAGGGTTTGCACTCTTACGCATTTTCTCAACTAAACCAACTCCGCCCCAGCGTTTAATATCCTCTTGGGACCATACAATTTCGCCTTTGTGCACAGCTCCGGCAACTTCATATTTCCCACCACGACCTGTATAACCACCTTCAGCAAAACCTTGATCTTTGATTGCCCGGATGTTTGCAATGATGCTAGCGCCTTGAGCAACCGCCCCAGCAATCAATGGTAAATTAAGAGGAAAACCAGCTTTTGAAGCTGCTGCAATATTTTGCTGAATCGCAATACCAGCAGCTGCAATGGCATAAGCTTTATCAGCGGCGAACATGATCTTATATGCTTTAGATTGCTCTCCAAACATTGAACCAAACATCGATGTAAGTGAACCCATCATTTGGCCACCAAATGCAATTTGGGTGTTCAAACGATCTTGCTGATATTTATCTTCAATATCCTGAACATTCTTTGCATGTTCAGCAGCAATCTGATTACGTTGGTCCTGAGCAGCTTGAATGATAGCTGTTTTCTGATTTTCGTAATCCTGTTGTTTAATGAGTCCTGCTTCCATTTGAGCATCAAGACCATCTAAAGAGTTTTGTTCATTCAGATCAGTAGCAGCAAATTGACTATCTGCTAAATCATTTGCAGCATTTAAACGGCTAAACCGCTCCTGATCCTGTCTGAAGAACTCGCTGGTACCATTCATATCAGCCTGAATACCACCCCAGTTTTGAACAGCATTATTCACTTTATCGCGTGTCTCTTTATCCTGATTGGCTTTAGATAATGCGATTAGCTTTTGCCGCTCTTCTATAGAAAGCTTGGTATTCTTAAGAATTTCCTCCCGTTCTAGTCTGTAACGTTCCTGCATGGCTTGCGTTTCCGAAAGCAATGATAAACGTGCCTGAAATAAACGCTGTTCCTGAGCTAATTGCATTAACCCAAGTTCTTGCTTTAATTGTTGAGCTAATAGATCAACAGCCTCTTTACGCTGATCTTTAGTTAAATCTAGGTCATGCTCGGCCTCAAACTGACGCTTGGCATAGCTATCTTTTAATATTTGCTCTTCCGTCTTTGTGTAGTCTCGGAATGAATCAAGCTTAGTCTTTGTAGCTTGCTCAGCAATAGCAATATCATTATCTGCACGTGCTTGAAGTTCTGCTTTAATTTCGGCCTTGCGTTCTGGGTTAAAGTTAGCTTTATCAACATCCTCAAGTTTTTTGGCCAGATCATTCCTAATCTTTGTTACTTGATTAGCAACCTCATTCTCTAACTGAAGGCGAAGTTTTGCCTGCTCCTCAGCCATTTTAGTTGTATCTTGAATAAGCTTATCAAAGTCTTTTGATGAAATATCGCCAGCAGAATAGCCATTAATACCAGCCATATAACTTTGATAGTCTTTCCAGTATTGATTATTATTTTTACCAATACCTTTACCCTTCATTACATTGCCTTCACCTGCATGATATGCACGTACAGCCTTCTCTAAATCACCTTTAAAAAGTTTCAAAAGATAAGACATGTACTTAGCCGCACCTTCAGCAGACTGTGCTAAATCAGTGCGGTCTTTTACGCCATATTGCTTAGCAGTACCTTCGAGAAACTGAAATCCACCAGTGGCTCCGGTTTCTTTGTTATAGGCTTTTGCATTACCTCGAGATTCGATCATATGAATCGCGGATAATGTTCCTGATGGAAGTTTGTATTTAGACTCTAGATCTGCAAAGCCGAATTTTGAAGCATTCGCTAGGACTTTCGCATTTACACTTAGTACTTTTTGCTGATTTTTAAGCTCCTTGTTTTGCTCACGTATAGAATCAGTTCTAGCATCCGTGATGGCTTTGATTGATTCTTCTGCTTTCCAAGTATCCGTTAATGCTTTCATAGCCTCTCGGTCTGCTGCCTTAAGACCCTTAGCTAATGAATCTTTATAAAGCTTCAGTAAATCATTAGCCTGAGACTCAGAAAAACCTTTTTTCATTACTATCTCGACAAATTGCGTATCCCACAATTTATCTGCATACAATTTCTGTAAGGACTTTTGAGCCTCATCTGCAGCCTGTTTTGTATTCTTGATAGCATCAGCATGCTTCTGTTGCTCAATTGCTGCATTTTGGGCTTTATTACCCGTTAAGGTAACTTCAATACCAAACAATTTAATGGCTGTTTTGGTCTTATCAGCCTTTTCATAAGCTTCATTATATTTGTCGATTTGCTCCTTTAATGCATCTCTTAGGCTTGGGGGTAACTTCTGCTTAGCAAGTTGCTCCATAGCCTCCTTGTAGCTAATCGTGCCCAATCGAGCTTCATTAGAAATCCTTGTAAGTTCAACATTACCTTTACCGTAGTTTTGAATATCAATTAAAGCTGAACCAACAGCCATTTCTGTTTTTTTCAACTCCTCATTTTGAGCTTTAAAAGCCGTTGTTAAGTCATTAATAGCTTTGGTTTTTGCCTCACCTTTTAAGCCTTTTAATTCTTCAGCAGTACGGTTAGCCACTTCGGCTTGTTCAGCGAGAGTTCTATTCGCTTCTTCTGCCTTACCTTTAAAATAAGTGTAAGTTGCAGCCAGAGCGGATACACCTAAGGTAATTGCTCCAATTGGACCCCCGATAAGTCCTAATGCTCGGCTACCAATACTACCAACTAAAGAAGAAGCTGCTGAGAGGCGTGTTTGCGCAGCAGTTTGTGCATTTGTAGCAGCAGTTACTGCTGCCTGTGCTTGTGCGTATCGAGTTGCTGCCGCAGTTGCTCCAAATTTAGCTTGGGTTTCTGCATTTGTTGCTCGCACATTCGCGAGATGAGCTTTTGCTGCATTCAAAGCAGCGGTAGCTTCTGCATATTCTGCTTGAGCATTTAATACAGATGCTTGGCGGCTCGCTAAAGTTGAAGCCATTCCCTCTTTAATAGCAGCGCTCTTAATCAAAATTGCACGAGTTATATAACCAATACCAACGACCAAAGCCCCATCAGCAATTAAATCTAAATTACTTGCAAGAGTTTGAACTGATCCAGCTAATACCTGTGCCGCACCACTTCCCTTACCTGCTTCGCCAACAAATTTTGTGATCTCGTTGTTTAGGAGTGTGAGAGACTGCCCGATTGTGATATCTGTTTTAGCAAAAAGAGCATCAACATCAGATTCTACATTTCTAAGCGCTTTTACAATTTCTTGTGAAGTAATTTTTCCTTCAGCCGCAACTGAACGCAACTCTCCTACGGTGATCCCCATACCTTTAGCAATAGCCTTTGCTAGAGCTGGTGTTTGTTCCATAACTGAGTTGAGTTCTTCACCACGTAATGTACCGCTTGCCAAAGCCTGCCCGAATTGAACTAAAGCTGCATCAGCAGCTTCTGCACTTGCACCACTAATTGCTACAGCTTTAGAAACTGTTTCAGTTAAACGTGCTGTGTCATCCATTGTGAGGTTTAAAGTTTTGGCATTATCACTAAAACGCTGGTAGACCTGTAGAACAGAATCCCATGCTGAATAGGTTTTTTGTGCGATCTGGAATGTATCTTCAGTCGCTTTATTCAATTCAGCCTGATTATTAGTAACGAGCTTTAGACGGTTCTGAAGGCCTGTATAAGTGTCCATTTTAGATATAGCTGCACCCACCGTTACTAGGCCAGCCATGTGTCCTGCTAAAGCTCTAGTAGCTACAGATAAGCTGTCCATAGACTTAGATGCAAACTCACCTTTACGTTCAATGCTAACAAGTTCATTGCCTAGATTACGCGCATTACGTTCAGCATTTTGCGAATCAATAACA